TTGCCGGGTCCTTGATGGGTTTGCCCATCCCCGGCCCAATCTTGGAGTCTTCGCGCATGGGGGAATTCCCTACCAGCGCCCTGCGAACAACTTTGAACGGTGGTAGGTTGTTCTTGGCGCTGTGGGCGGTAAATACGTGGTGCCCTACGTCGTATTTGTATGGCATGGACTCGATCATGTCCTGCATGTCGGCGGCGCCTTTGCGCACCCTGTCGTGTAGCGACTCGTAAGTGTCCTGCATCGTGGTCAGGTCCTTGTTCGCCACCACTGGAGCCTTCATGCCCGCCGACTTCGCGGCGTTGGCGATGGCCCTGCGCATGTCATCCACGCTGCCGCCGTCCGCCATCTTGGGCATCGGCATCCCGGGCCGCATGGGCACGGGGTTGGGCCGCATGGCCTGCAGGGCCTGCCCTTGGGGGGTAATGCTCAGAATGTTGCTCTGCGGCCCACGCGGCGGCATTGGAGCGCCCTGTGGGCCTTGCGGCGCCGGTGGGGTAGGCAACCCTCCCTGCGGCGCTGGTGGCGCTGGTGGCGCTGGTGGCGCTGGTGGCTGCCCGGGAGCCCCGGGTGGGCCGCCCGCTTGTGGCGGTTGGCCGGGTGGCTGCCCGGGGGCTCCCGGCAGCATCTGCTGGCCCTTAGTCTCGGGTTGGAAGTCCACGCCGCCGACGGGGAAGCCCGGTCCGCCAGACGGCGGTGCGTAAGCCTTGACCTTCATGTTGGGCGCCTCGTTGGCACCTATGTCCTTGAGACTGATGCTGTCTTTGCGCAGCATGACGCGGGCCAGCATCTCGTCGCGGGTGGGCTCTACCTTGCCGCCTTCGGCCATGCGCCGTTGGGCACCGGGGGATTGCCCCGCCATCGACGCAATGTGCTTGGCACCCGCCCGGTAAACCCCTAGGCCAATCTCGCCCATTTCCTCCGGGTCGTGCCGGTAGGCCATCCGATGCTGGGCCGCAAAACTCTGTTCGGGAAACCCCATGTGCCCGTCAAACTCTTCCGTCATGCGGTCATGCGCGACCGAGCCGCCCGCTGCTAACCGCTTGACAAAATTGATGGGTTGTGGTGGGGTGTATTCCTTGCCTGCACTGGCCGCTTGTTCATGCGGCGGATCAATCTGGTATTCGCCGTTGTTCTTCAGCGCGTGCGCAATGTGCGGTTCACCTACGTGGTGGGTGAACGATGTCTGGTGGCCAACGTTGCTGGTCGACGTGGTTGGCGTGGTCATCAGGATGGCGCCCGCCACCTTGCCGTTCTTGGTCTTGAACCGGTTCTTGGGCAGAAACTCCTCGTCTTTGAACCGGGAATCGGTCGGGATCATGTGCGGCGTGCCGTCATCGTTCTTGCCTACTTGCACCAGCCGGGGGTGCAGGATGTGCTGCTTTTGGTAGTCGTACCGCAGGCCCTCATGTGTGGTGTGGCCGTAGTGCGCCTTGTCGGGCGTGGTGGCTTTGTTGCCCGGGGCGTAGTGCCCCTCTGGGCCTTCCTCGCGCTCGTCCTTGTCCAACTCGTTTGGCGCACGCCCAGTGGACCAGTACTTGGCGTGTGTGATGGCGCCTTGCATCTTCTTGTCGAACGCCGAATCCCGCTTGACGTCGGTCACCATGTACGAGTTCTTGGGAGGCGTCTTATCCCCCTCGTCGTTGACAAAGTCCTTGCCGCTGGCCGCTGCCGCCGTGACGGTGCGGCTGACGCGCTGCTTGTCGCGGTCAATGTTCTCCTGCACCGACGCGCCCTTCTTGACCTTGGGACCGATGTTGGAGTGCGTCACGTAGTACCCGTTGGCCGGGTCGTGCATCTCGTTGGTCTTGCCGTAGGAGTTTGCCGTGATGGGCGGCTTGTTTACGAGCGCTCGTTGTTTGTTCAGATGCTTGATGACGTGCCGGGAAGACACGTCCGTCTCGTCCACCACGTTGGGACGGAACAGCAGCCGCTTGTCCTTGTTGTCCGCCAGCCGTGCGGCGTTGCGCATCGAGCCGGTGTGCGCCAAAATCCAGTCATTGGTCATGGCCGGGTCGTGCTTGGCCTGCGCGTGGCAGGCCCTGCGGACGGCGGCGTTGACGTACTGCGACTCAGCGTTGGGGGCAAAGCACGTGCCTTTGGCGGTGTCCACCACGCCGTGCTGGTCGGTGCCGCCCCCGCAGCCTGCGGTCTGCCCGGGGCAGGTATTCAGGACGTGCCGCTTCTCGTTGGCGCCATGGCCAGACGTGTACAGCGCGTGGCCGGCGATCCCTTTGGACGCCATGCCAGTGTAGGTGCGCCCTTGCTTGTCGTGCTCATGGTTGACGGTGTCTAGCTTCTCGCTTTTGTCCAGCGTGTCCGCCGTTCGCCCGATGTGCTTGGCCGCCTGCAGCCGTTGCAGTGCCGTGCTCTCGGCGTCCAACTGGCCCGCCAACGGCTTTTGGAAATGTTCCTGCAGGGTTTTTTGGTGAATGCGCCCAATCTGGCCGATGTTGAGCGGTGGCCGGTTTTCCGACCCGTAGACTTGCGCACGTGCAGCGTTGATGGCGTTCATGCCCTCCGCCTTGTTGCCACCTTCGAGCATGTGCCGGGGAACCTTGATGCCTTTTACGCCGCCGGGGCCTTCCGCCGGGATCAACACCCGCTTGGGTTGGTCTTTAGCTGCTTGCAGTTCCTGCCGCATCTGGTCTGGTGTTGGTTCCATGGCGTGTCCCGGTGGTTTCCTGCATTTTATACCGCGTAGGGGTTCTCGGCCTTGCGCGGGTTGGCGTCGGCGTAGTCGTCCTCGTCCACCCACTCCTTGGGGAAGTCGATGGTCAGCCAGCCGGCGTCGCGCAAGTATCGCAGGGCTTGGCTCATGGCGTCAACGAAGTCGTCGTGCTCGGCGCCCTCGGGGAAGCTGCATATCTGGCTGATCATGCCCTCCGCCCAGTCCCGCACGTAGCCCTTGCGGTTGCTGGACTCGGGCACCCAGACCCGGCCCGCCTTGATGATGTTGGCCACGATCGACAGCCGCTGGACCTTGTCCGCCTTGCCGGGGTTGTACGGGATCACGGGCACGCCGGCTCTGCGCAGGTCTTGTATAAGACTGATGCCGGCGCTCTTGTCTTCCACCAGCAGCAGGTCCACGCGCTTCTTGTTCTTGCCCTCGCCGTACACGACCTCGTACTCGTCGAGGACCTTGGGCCGCAGGTCGGGGTACTGCAGGTGCTCCTGCCAGCAGTCGATGACCAGCGCACACATGCCGCCGTCCTCGGGCTTGAACACGCCCAGCGTGATGTGCGCCGTGGGGTCGTTGATCGTCTTCTCGCTGGTTGCGCAGTCCAGTGACTGCAGCACGAACTCGAACTTCGGCAGCGGCTTGCCCGCCGGCCACAGCTTCCACCAGTCCCGCTTGACGATGCCGCCCTCTTCGGGGTCGATGATTTCGGCATGGATTTCCTGCCGGCCCAGCTTGGTGCCCTCGTACTGCAGAATCTGTTTCTGGAACGACGGCGACAGGTTCTTGATGTTGCTGTAGGTGCTGGCCCTGCTGACCACCACGTCGTCGCCCTCGCGGGCGATCAGGTCCATCACCACGGGCTTGGGCTTCGGGGTCGTGGACGCGATCAGCTTGGTCCGGGTGCCCAGCCGGATGCCGAACTGGATCATGTCCCACGACTCCTGCAGATACTCCCAAGCGGCCAACTCGTCGAGCCAGCCACCGTGGAACTGGGGGCCCCGGAAGCGCTCGGGCTCGCTTGCTGGGATGCCCTTGATTAGTGACCCGTTGGTCAGTGTCAGTTCGTGCAAGCTCTTGTTGTAGTCCGCCACCAGTATCGGTGGGATCACCGCTATCAGGCCCGAGTCGCCCTCAAAGCACGTGCCCCGCAAGTCGGCACTGGTGGGGGCTGAGACGAGCCAGCGGGTGTTGGGCTGCTCCCACGCCCACCAGCCTAGGTTCTCGGCTGCCGCCCGGGTTTTTCCGGCGCCACGGCCTGCGCACATGAGCCAGATGCTCCAGTCGTCCTCGAGGGGTTCCAGTTGGTGCTTGTGGGCCGCCATGAGCCACCGGGCGCGCCACTCAAAGGCTGCCCGCTGCTCAGGCTTGAGTCGTGCGTACTGCTCGCGGACCTTGGGGTCCTGCAGCAGCGCGGCGGCGTTACTCACCG